AATAGATAAAAATCTTAAAATGCAGAGCGTTAGCTCCTTACACCGACTTCTATAAATAGAAGCCGCCCGATCGGGTCACCCGATCGACGAATGCTCTAATATATTTTGAAACCCAAGAGCGGGGTTGTTTACGTAGAAATAAAAGGCGCCCTACGTGGCGGGGATAATCTCATAGCGGTAGAGTATGGGACATCCCGTGAAGAAAAAGAATGTGAAATCTTCACCCACAGATTTCCACGACTTAATAGCACAAGCAGATCCTATAGGATCAGGTGTCGTATTATAATCAGCAATGGAAAATTGTACGTTGTTGGAATGCGCGCCGTTTGCGTAGTCTCCCTGTGGAAGACGCGCTGGTGAAAAACGAACGGCATTATAAAACGGAGTTTCAACCTCAATGGTATCATTGATACCGAGGTTGGTGGAGGCTGCACCGCCGGACGTAAATTGTCCGTTGCCAAAGGTGAGCCTTTTTGTAGCTTTTGCCGCATCATCTAGATTATAACTGTTCTCTTGAAAACGCGACGCAGTTGAATACCCGAAGCGGCTGACAGTTGGTTTTGAGTCCAAATTGCCACTAAAAGTATACTTTGTTCTAGTAGATCCTCGCCATCCAGCATAACAAGGAGCGAAAAAGTTGGCGTATGTTGGTATGACAATGTTGCATGCAGTAGCACTCTCAGTGTCAATACCATTGGGGTCCCATCCATTCCAATAGCCCAACCCTTTATCTCTGAGTTGAACTAGCTTGACATTGTTTACTCCCGATGGTCCATAAAACACATCAGTTCTGTGAAGAACATATCTGCGATTTAATTCCCGAATGGATTTGGGAGCTTCACCAAAGAACACATTCATTGTTTGATCTGCAACACTAGCACCTGAAGCAATTGGCAAAATAGCATCTGGATTGGTCGGAGCGTCTGTTCCTCCTTCAGATGTACCGGCAATTGCGGCAGAATCAACAATTCCTGATTGTGGTGTGTATCTTGCCAAAACCGCTGGTTCTGGGAAAATACTCAATGCTTTCATTTGTGTCGGACTTGGTTCTCCAAACTTGATATCCTCACAAGCCGAAACAAAAACATTAAATTGGATAGGTGTATCTGTGGATGGGGCTACTAGACTGTTAACCACATTCACCTCGATTGTGCCATTATAACGCGAGTTGTTATCAAGGGCCAATCGATTTGTATCACTATATAACTCAGGGGTTAGAGCAATGGCTGAAGTATCTAGGAACGGGAGTGATTGCCCCCATCCTACAACAATTTCAAAATCATCACATTCCGCAATATCAATAACACGACTGTAGACAGTATTGTATTGAATATCACTTCCGTGTGCTCTAGGATCCCATCTAATCAGAAGCTTCCCCTTGTGAAACGCTGACTTGACTATTTGAAAACGATACTTAATGGATCCTTGCCATTTACCGAAGGGTACAGCCATATAAGACATTGGCGTTGGGTGTAGTTCCTCCCCTTCTACCCGGTAAAGGTTTGGTGTTACCCGACAATTCCACAGCATAGTGTCAGGTCCCTCAATTGAGTTCATAGTAAAAGACGTAAGATATGATTCACGCTGGCAAAAACGTGTAATATCCATCTGGTCCTCTCCATCTAGCCCAACGGTGCGAGAATCAATTGTCAATTCTTGTTTTGAGTCCAATGACAATTTCATCACAGCATCCGCTGCGTCAGTATTGGCTAGATTCCCCGCAGGGAGAGGTTTTTGTTGTACGATATCTGTAACAATAGGAGGTCTCGAGTACCCCCAGTGTGTAGCAAGGTCTCCGACACCCTTTGCTACCATTTCAGTCGCCCTAGCATATGGAGCGATAGCTGGTACAGATTTGAGTGCCCCTGCAGCTTGTGCAATAGCGGAAGCAGGAGCAGAGATGATGCCCTTTCCATATTCATCACCTGAATTCAGCTTACCAGACTGTGGAGTGTAGTTGGCAACTGTTAGTGCGTTTTCAGCTGTTGGCATAGTGAGCACGACATCCGATGCCCAAGCATAAATAGTGACAATCACTGGATCATCACCACCGTTTGCATGTTGGAGATCACCGAATGATTTGACTGTGATCTCGCCCATATCATCTTTATCAGTGGTACTAAGAGAAAGATAATTTTTATGCCAGAAGAAAGGTAAATCTAATTGTCCTCCGGAATTGGTAGTGGGATTAAGGAAAAAATGAGGTTTCTGTGAAGCTTGAACGAGGTCAGCTTGCAGAAAATTCCTTTGGACTGTTACTTGGTCATAACCAAAGTAAGGATTGTACGAAGCAAGTGCACGGCCATAATGAAAGCCAGTGCCAGAAATAACCATTTTGACATGGAGTTTGCTTCGATAAAGTTCGAAGTTGGCCACCTTCTCTGCGACCCGTGGATCACTAAGGAAAAGTGACCAGGGATTGATCTGGAAAAAGAGAGGTTGACCGACAGCCCATGATACATCGGCAATTCGAGTTGGTCGCCCGAGAAAAGAACCTAATGCCGAATCTGAGTTGTTACCTAAATTCATGGTTGCGTCACTCCCAGATCCAATGGACGTAGTCCATCCTGGTTGTTGTTCTTGGAAATTGGTAATTTCCTCTGTTAAGTTCGCGACTCCCTCTTCCTGGATAGTTCCAAGGGCGCCACTTTGTGGAGTATATTCTAAGACTTCCTCAGGGAAAGCTTCAGTCCATGCTTGATCAATGATGTCATAGAAATATCCTGTAATGTTTTCCAAGGTTTTAGAGACCCTGGGCTCTGAAAATAGTGTGAATATTTTACTAATGCGCTTTGTTATATAAGGGTCAGGAACGTGCATCATCGCGCCTGCCTATTCATGTTTTATTTGTGGGGCTATGAACCACTGCCACTAAAAAGTGACTCGCATGTTCGCGTCATTATTAATGTACTAAAGCAGTCTGCAGCTGAGGGAACATTAAACCTCAGTTATACACCTGTAATCAATAGCACACGCCGTTTTGGTTTCTCCTTAGAGTAGCGACGACGTTACGGTAGCGCCTCCGGACAGTTTTAAGTCATAACGGACCGGGCTTCCTCCTTAAGCCCAATGAATAGTAGCAATGTCGAGAATATCTGCAAACTTTTCCGGAAACGTAATTTCTCCTTGAACATCCACAATTTCGAAACCATGTTCCGTAAAAGTCATAGAATAAACAGTGTGATCAGGTTTCAAAGCCTTCATTACTCTGCCATATCTCAACGCTTGCTTAATAACTTTTTCTGCGAAAGAGGGGTGCCTCCCTATGACCCTCTTGCATTCAATGACCAAAATCGTCTTCTCAGAACAATACAACAAATCACCAGCACCGAACCTTTCATCAATAATAGTATACTCTTCAGCTAAGGGTTTTCCCAATATACCCTTAACATCCTGAACCAATTCATCCTCAGTTCCAATAGGTTTTGGTTCTTCAATAGTACTCATGGAGCATACAGTGTGTTCCCAAACATCCAAGGGGACACTCTTTCGGTACGCTAGTATGAGCTCACACGCCTTACACCTCAAACCAGCAACTTTAGTTCCGAGAAACTTTCCTGAGTTGTAGAATTTTCGCAAGTCATCATCAGAGTATGCAGATAGCTTAATAACGGACACCTTAAGCCTTGCACTCACTTTTTCCCCACGATAAATCTGATGCTTGGAATTCATCAAATCCGTTACCCCAGGACAACTCAATTCTCCACTCTGAGGTTCATACTTCTTCTTCCAATCCTCAACATGTTCATCATAAGACTTTTCAAGATAATCACTAACGATTCCAGCCTTGCTGGCAACCTTCAACATCTGTTCTTGTCTCATTTCAAAATGTTTCCTTCCATAGAAAAACCATTCTCTCATGGCGCCTTCAAGATTAGTTTTAGACACTTCAAGAGGAGATTCTGCTTTGGATTCCAAGATCGAATGTAAAGATTTAAAAATGCTGTTTTCATCCAACTGCCCAACATATACACCCAAATCCGGGTTGAAGCAATCTTTACGTTTGAGGAAATCGACTTCGAACCTATTCATAAAAGCAACAGGATCAGAAGTCTTGTCAGGCATGGTAGCCTTCATGTCATGACGTGCGAGGTAATTAGCCATAGAAATGTGATTGAAGTCATCGTAGCCTTCCATTTCTGAACCTTTGGCATCATCGCCATACATCATCATATTGCACAAATCACGGAAACGAGCTGGCCTACCCAAGCCTAATTCCTTACCAATCTGCGCGCGTCTTTCTTCACCATAAGCATCATTGAAAGCGAGCCGATGCAAAAGTGAATTCACAATGGAATTAATGTACACTGTCATGTTCTGGCCTGATGGGTTGGTTCCCATAAAACGCATCAAAGTACCGTTATATGCCACAAGAGGAGTGCAAACCTCAAAAGCAATAACACGCATGCGTTGTAGATCAATTTCAGTGTAATTTCCCGTCATCTCAGCAAACTGGATCATGACTTGAAATGCGGCCAGTGTCAACTGTTCCGGCATTCTCAGGTCATATTTAGAATAATCCAGAGCCAAAATGCGATCAGTACCATGATGGGCCATAAACTCGCTGAGTTCATGCCATTCCGGTCCATGGCTGTTAATTCCGACAGCACATTCAGCCACAAGAGGATTAGCTGATAAGAAACGAGCAATAGGCAAAAAGTATGTGCGAATGCCAATTTGCAAGAGGATGGGTGCTGCTTCAAACACCCTAACCTTCGTCTTGTCAACTTTCGTGGGTTCATCCTTGAGAGACGCATTGAAAATCTGATTTAAGGACTTGTTTTCATCTGCCATCTTCAACATAGCTTCATATGCTTCCCAAATCTCAGGCACAAAAGTTCTGGGACAAGCGTGTTCATCAGTGGGCTCCAAGTCAAGAACAAATGATCTCTTGCTCTTAAACAAAGGGAAACCCATTGAAGTCGACATTTTCATAGAATCAATAAACCTCTTTCCATCAATACCCGAAACAACCTGGGCACGATCCAATGGTCGAATTTCATTTTTCCAACATTCCTCCATGTTCATGTATACTTCGATCAGTCCTGATGAATAATCCTCCATAGCTACTTCCACTTCAGCAGGATCAAAACCGATCGATGGTTTGCTACAAACATCCAATGTCTCAAACCAGGGCTTCCACGTTTCCCGATCTTTCTTGGCACCTGTAGGATCCTTAGGTGCTTGGAAACGGGGTGGTCCCCATGAATTTCCAACGCCAGTCACTTGCTCCACATATTTTGAGATGGGTGTCTCAATAACTGCTGATTTATATGTAGAGCGACCAATGACAGAACCATAAACTTCAACTGCAGCATCCTCCTTATCAATAAAATTAGTGGGACATTTAGGGTGGATGTCCGGTGATGTAACAATTTTACGACCCATGTAATCATCTTCAATATCCTGCGCCTGTGGTCCGCACATGAAAGATGAATTACTAGCATACAGTTTACGCGAAGCTTCCTCGAAATCACTCCTTATCACGGAAACTCCACATCCTCGTTCTGTTCCTGTCACGCCACCAATATGGAAACCAACTAAGTCCATGCGTTTTCCATTGCGAATGATTGGTGACATACACATCCCTGGGAAAGTCTTCATACTCGAGAGACGATAGTGCGAACCAGGGAAGGACATGTGTCCATTATTAACCTCACTTACTTGATTCCATGTCAACGAATCTGTAAATTTCTCTCCATTGTATTTTTTGCCATAAATCTTGCAAACGAGAGGATGAGTATAATAAGTATCGGGGAAATAAGCGGCTGTATCCCTGAGAGGACCGGTATTGGGTACGTAAATGAGAACGTAATCTCCAACACCAATGGGTTGAGCGTATTTAGGGTTGAGTACGAACTTGATTTTACGAGAGCAATAATCGATGGATGCCTCCATGATCTCGGAAGGCAAAAAGTGGTGAGGAATTACTACTTCATTGGTACGGTACATAAAACAACCAGTGTACTTAGAACCCACAGTCATAACACCAGTAATCTTATCGATAGCATATTCTACCTGATTCTGGGTGACGAATGACTTTTCCGGAATAACGACCTTAGGCTTCGCCCTTTCTGCCCAAGGATCCGCTTCCGAATCACGCTGCTGAATATCGGTAACAGAGCGGGGGTTCAATGAGCCTTGTGCGCTAAATGACTTACGGAGAGCCTTAATGACCTGGGCAACTCCATAAAGAACACTTAACGACGCCAAAAGCCCACATGCATAGTGAACATGCTTATCTCGTGCAGACATAAAAGCAGCATGAAGGCTGCCATTTTGTGCAACAATGGCCTGGAAATAAGCTTCTTTCTTTGCTTCCACAATACATCCATAATAGCAAAAGAAAAAGGCTACAAAACCAAAAGCAACGAGACTCGCAAGTGTACTAGACAAGGAATAAGTTAAGTACACGACGACAAGAGCTACAAAGACATATTTCTTCACATAGCTCGCAACACTCTCCTTAATGTAATCAGTGCCAGCGTACAGAATAGCTTGCTTGACATAGTCATTATCAAGGAATTGAGTAGGAATCCAGTTCGTCCAGAGGGTATAGGGCGAATCTTCCAATCGGTTCAACATTTTCAACAGATGAGTGACAGCATAGTCCTCCGCCTTCGTCTGAACTATGTTTGAATGATAATGGGCGCGAACACGCAGACTGTCAGTTTTAGTCTTGACAACATGCGCAATACGCTCACCAAAGTGTGGCTCAACCTCACACTTACACTCGTGAGTCAACTTATCACATTCACTGCAAAACTGGATAATATTCGATGGTTCCTTGAATGAATCCACAATAATGTCTTGCGAGTGAAAGTGATGTCTGCTTTGCTCAACCATTAAGCTCAAGAACTTATGGATTGAGATATTAGAATGTACAATTTCCCAGTTATTAAAGTTTTGTTTATCGAAGATTGGTTTCTTGACATCAATCAACCAGATGTCATTAACTTCTTCCAAACTTCCAAATTCATCGATAACTTTCTGTGAATCCAACATCCCATCGGTGGTATATTCGGGACGTGTTTTTAGATCCACATGTACATGTGCTCGACGCAAAACAGATGCCTGATTATAAGAGGTAATACCAGCATGCAAATCCTCAACGTTGGTAGTAATTGTGAGGCATGCGGGCTCAATAGAAACTTTACCTTTATTTGCTAGATCAGCCATGACCGCGGCTTCTCTAATGTTATTGCAAATCTTAATAATCCAATCCGATGGAGCAGTTTCCCAGAATGCGGAGCGAGTGTTACCATAATCGTCAATCTTGATTCCAGTAACATACGAGCGGTAGGTATTCATGTGTTTATCCTTCTCATTTAAAGTCACAATGTAGTCAGATGTACAAGGTTTACCATTCGCTTTCAATACAGTAGCCATGGTCAAGTCGGCAAAAGTTGACTTACCAACACCTGAGCCACCGTAAATCTTAACACAAAAGGGAGCCTTCCTAAGACCTCCCTTAACACGGAGTGCTGCAAATTCGGCACTCATCTTGCTCAATGCTTCCCATTTGGTCTGAACTATCTTCTTCTCTGTTCCAGACGGCATGGTTTTGTAGAGATTCGCAAGCTTCTCAATCAAGACAGTCAGTTCTTTGTCAAATTGAGATTCGGATTTGCCTTCGAATTTCTCCAGGTTTCCATTCCTGGCATATTCAAACTCGGTACATTTCTCGATATAGGCCTCTTCGATTTCAACAATTTCAGAGGAAGAGAAAAAGATGGGACGAATAGATCCTTGAAGAAAGCATTGGTAAGCGCCTTCAGCAAAGAAAACCGTAGTTTCAATTAAAGCATCGACGAAGTCAATTGCAGAAACCTGTTTCTCGCTAGCACGGACTGCAAAGACTTCGAAATTGCCCAAAGTCACGACTTGACTGTCAATAACTCCGAGCGTAACCATCAAAGATAAGACACGGGAAACTTTTTTGAATGATGGTGAGTTAGTTAGTAGTTTCCAATCGGTCAATCCTGAGATCATTTGATTAAGCCACTCTGGTCGCGCTGAGGAATCCTGAGGTGTAAAATCTGCGAACAAATTTTCAGCGATTCCTTTAAGCTGCGTGGTCAGAGAAGCCTGAGAATGTGTTTTGGCATATAACAACAATACGGAAGTAAATCCTTTTACGGTAGATACTTCACTCAATGCCAAATACAGAGCCACTAGTCCTTCGATCTTGGACATAGCGACATCTGATAATTCCTTCTGCAAAATAGAATGCAAGCCTGTGACAGAACTTAAGGCTTTGAAGGACTGTGGAGAGTAGACAGTCTCCACATCTTTGATCAACTCGAGCTTGAGAGCGAGGATCCGTGAGTATGCGATCTCACAAACGGGACTTGTTTGTTCACTTTCGTCCTTGTTTCCCCCAGTAAAATAAGTATTCATGATTAATTATTTAAGAAAACAAGTCAGAGTGCTCTAAGTTTTTAATATAAAACGAGTTTTAAACAAGTGATAAGAAAGTAGTCATTAACTACCTCAACTAATGGTCAGTGATATTTAAAGGACGGGTATGTGAACGACCCTAGCAATGCGGCAACATCGCTCAAATTATATATGCACCAAAAGTATATTGGAAATTTCTCCTGCGGCGACAAGTAAATACAAACCGAACGACCCAGCTTCTCAATCTAAATCATTTTCCTACTAGTGTTTTCCTCCTGCTGCGGGGACACTAGATAATAAGAATTGTTAGATAGATTGAGGGGGAATCGTCCGCTAAGTAAAAGAAATAGCGAATAATCTAAATTCTCACTTAATTAATACAAGTGAAATATATAGTTAAGTAATGGCATCGATATCGAGCAAATCGATGTTTAACGTTAAATAACTAAAACGATCTATGTAGTACACGATTGTGTACATATTTTATAAACTTACATAGTAGTAAAACGTACAAAATAATAGAGAGGTTCAGTGGTACGTACTGAACTTCAAAGTGCGTAAATTAGATCCGTATCGTGGATGAGACGTATGATAAAATTCATGTGTAGACATGCGTGATGGTAGACGCAAGGTAGTCTATAGCGGGTTAGGAAAGTCGTATTCAAACGACTATACAAAACCGACATATAAACGTACAAATACAACAAACAGATCCTAGAGAGAGAAC